GTCACTAACAGCGTTACCTTGTCTTGTGGCAGCCTTATTACCTGCAGTAAAAGACGATAAAAATTCTTGTAGATCTCTTACTCTCATTTTTTATTTTCCGCAACAAGTCTTTCAATTTCTTGTTCTAATTCTTTTATAATTCTAACTTGCTCTACCATTTGAGAGCTCATCTCCGCAATAATTCTTTTGGAACCATCTAATAAATTTTTTGTTTGAATGTATTCAGATTCTTTCTGTTTCCATTCCCATATTTCTTTTTGATGTAATTCTGCCATTAAAGTTAAATCACCAGGACCTCTGTCTTCTTTAGCTTCATTAGTTAACTTAGCATCATTTTCGTAACTCATATCTTCTCCATGTTCTTTCGCGTTTGTATATGTACGTTTGTCTTTCATACCTTGACAATATAGGACTATTACCTTAAAAAGTCAACATGGGAGTTCCAAAGAGATTAACAGAAATGCAGAAAAGATTTGCCGAGTATTTAATATTTGGCGGACCTGAAGGACCTGTATCAAAGTCTGAAGCAGCCGAGCTGGCTGGGTATTCACCTAAACGATCACGTGTTGAAGGTAGTGAGTTAACTAACCCAAGACTCTCACCACTTGTGGTACAATATATTGGTAAACTACAAGATGAAAGATTACAAAAACATGAAGTTAGCTATTCAAAACATATAGCTGAACTAGATAGAATTAAACAAGCAGCTTTGAAGAAAGGTAGTTTTTCATCTGCAGTAAATGCTGAAGTAAGCCGAGGCAAAGCAGCAGGATTATATATAGACCGAAAAATAATAAAAACAGGAAAATTAGAGGACCTAACAGAACAACAGCTAGAAGCAAAAATGAAACAAATTCTAGACGACTACGCACCCCTTTTAAATCTGAAGACTGTTGAAGGTGAGTCACAAGATATTACAGTTTCGTTACCTTCTTCACCCAAGGAAGAGGAATCATCGTCCGATCACCAAAAGTAATTCCATCGTCATCTTTATCGTAAGAAGCAAATAGTTTAATTGAATTTTTATCTTTAGAGTATAACCAACCCTCATTGACTGGCGTAGCAAGACGCATCTTGTCAAACTCTTTATCAGTAGCCCATCCAGAATCACTTACACAATCAATCCAATCAACCCTAACTCTTTGATAGGGTATCTCCAGGCCATCTGTGGCTATCACTCGTTTTCTTCTTTTCTTAGGCATAACTTATCTCTACTATATACTACTTCTAGACCAAAACACTTTTTTTGTTCAGTGGAAAAAAAAGTGATGGTACCGTGGAACTTTTTACCTTTTGGTCTAAATATCTCTTATATATAGCGGTTTCTAGACCGAAAAAAAAGTTCCATGGGAGTTCCACAGTTCCATGGTCCGTGCTCCATGAACCCCGATACATTAGAACCGTTCTAAAGAACCACCTTATTTGCCTTATTTGCGCCATATTCTTGCCCATATTCTGCCTCAATCAAGAGCCTTATTCTTATTCTCGTTTGATCTGTCATACTCCTCATATTCCTTTCTTAATCTCTCTGATGGATGCCACACGTCTACCGCTGCATGACACTTAGGACAAGATAGATTACTAACTATATCATAGTCCTCATTATCCTCGGTGTCGTGATCTCCACCCCATATCAACTCTGTATCACAATGCCAACAATTCATTTATTTCATAGCCTCAAATTTACAACTCTTACACATACCCCAGCCGGCCTCTTCATCTTCAACTGTCATATACTCTCCACATCCACCTTCACACATAAAAGTTGATAAATCAAATATATCTTCATCAGCTTCACCATCTTTAACCATTTGGATTTTATGTTCTCTTGCTCTCTCATCTTCTTTCTCCATCTCTTCCATCATTTTTCTTTTCGCTATACCCATGTTTGCTCCTTCCTATTATATAATTTGTTAATTAATTTATTTATACGTGAATCTCTTTCACCTATTGCTCCAATAGGGTGTTTTTTCATAGACTGAAGTCTATTTATTTTATTTAAATTATTGCTTTTTATCTTCCGAAACATTAAAATCTTCTGCTTTCATTTCTACTTTTGCTTGTTCTTTCTCACTAAACTTAATCTCATTATACATATCAAGTCTTTTCAAAAACTTATGTTTCCAGGATCTTAAAGATGCTCCCTGTGTTTTGAATTCTTGATAATATAAGTCAGGCGTGCATACCATGATAACTCCTTGTTCAATCTCACTACCGTAGACGTAGTCGTGGGCCATGGCATACGCTGCGATTTGAAGATAATAATCTTCGATCCATTCTTCCTTTTTCGGACGATTACTTTGCTTGAAGTCAACAATAGTTTCCATGCCATTATGTAAGCAAACCAGGTCTGTTGCGCCTGCGTATAAGCCCGGATAGTGTAACGTAACTTCCGAACCATAATACTCTTCAACGGGTAATAAACCTTCTTCAATAATCTTTTGCGACATCGGTTTAGCTTCCGTCCCAATGGGTGATAGGTCATCATACCCAACTCCTGTGATGTAACTCTCCAGGAATTGATGCATGGAAGTTCCCCTCTTACTACTATGATTCTTGATCTGTTCTGATTTTGCATGGCCTACTTTTTTTTGCCACTCCTTTATAAAACTTTGGTCTTTTGTCAATCCTAAAATGGTAGTGACAGATGGTAATTTACCGGCGCCAAAATCATAGGTCCGTGATCCGTGATGCTCGTACCTTTGTCCGCTCATATACCTGTATTTATTACTTTTTTTAATGCCTTCGACATTCTTACCAATTGCATGGTATTCGGCTATGTCTTTATCACTCATCATTTAAAAACCATTTCTTTCCATTATTTTTTTTCTTTCTTTATTACTAATTTTTTTAAAATTATCTTCTTTTATTTCTTTAAAAGGATTTTTAACATTCTTCTTTTTCATTTCACCAAACCTTTTATCTCCTTTAATTAATTCTTCTTGAAGTTCATTATAAGGTGTCTTAACTCCAAAAATTTCATTAAAATTTTTTTTATATAAATCATTACTCGGTCTAGACTTACCATCATATTTAAATTTTTTTTTCATAATTTTCCTTTCAACATTTCTAAGTATTTAGAATTTTCTTGGTTCCTGATTATTGCTTTATGTTCCTCGTCCTGTTTACGCTTTAATATTTTAACATGTTCTCTCCAGGCCCATGCATTAAGCATACCTGCATACTTCATAATAAAATGTAATCCTTCATATATATATTTATCGAACATGCTCTCTCCTCATCTTATATTCATCAATGTTAATTATATCAGCTCCTTTTTCTAACCGTTTAGTTGCATAATGTTCAATGACTTGTTGTATCTTAGGTAGTTTAGTATGAGCAAATGGCCATAATAAACAACACACATAATATGCATCTCTAAATGTACAACGCCACCTATATTGTTTTAAGTATGGTGTACCATCAACTCGTTTACCTTTTCGTGGCTTGTCAGTTAAAGTACCACAACCTAGAACTTCGTGAACCCAAACTAAAACAGATTTATCTGTCATTGTGATCTCCATTGATAGTCTTAAACTATTAGAGATTCTATATCCAGGTTTACCTTTATGTTTCTTTTTCTTTTCCGGTGCTCGTTTGAAATGAATACTACCTTCACCATCAAAGAGTCCTGCAATATATGCTCTATCTGTTTCCGGAATCATTTGTCTATCATCACTCTTAAAACAGTAGTGTATGGATTAGGACTTAAATCTCTAGTGCAACTTGACATCATCATCTGTAACATAATCAGTACCATTATCAGACTGAAAAGTTTCGGGCTCATGTACATAGAATTCTCCTTCTGAATCACAGTCCCAACATTGATGGACATGTGGTTCTTCATCTTCTTTCAATACTTTTATATAGCCATTGCCATTGCATGTTGGACAAATGGCTTTATGTACTCTATATTTTTTTAATTTTACCATTTAACTTCTTCGCTTTCTCATTTGCAATTGATTCAATGGTTTTACTTATAGATAGTTTTGCATCAGGCAATAACACCTTAGACAATTCTATCAATTTCTTGTATGTCTCATGTGTTAATGAAACGTTTCTATATTTAGTTATATCAGTCATGATTTCCTTTCATTTATTTCTGATGATTATATAGGATCGTTAGGAGAATTGTCAAGATGAAAATAATATTAATTTTATATATGTGTTCAATGAGCACTGGTACATGCTTACCACCGTATGAATGGCCTGTTCAATTTGAGGATGCGTATGAATGTAGTGTTACTGGCTATGAAGAAGCTGCTCGAAAACTTAAAGAGATTGGTAAAGAAGAAGTGAACAAACATAAAATTTCAATTACTTTTGCTTGCAGAGAAATAGCAACCACTTGAAATTAAGGCAAGAATGTGGTAGGAGATTTAATCTCACCACAATAACCTATCCTTATATTTCCCTCTTTAGGATAGGTTTATTTCATTTTATTTTGGGTAATATAGCCATTTTTATCTTCCCATAATTCAAAGATGTTTCCTTTACCATCTATATAGTACCCATGTAATGTTTTTTTATTTTTTTGTTTCTTCATAATTCCACATCAATAGCATACCCACAATCAGTGCGTATATTCCTATTATAATTAACATACTCCAAATCATTGACACAAAACACCTTGCCAAGTTCCTCTACCATCGTTTAAATAGTAGCCATTCTTCATAGCATCTTCAAATTCTTTATAAGTTGCAACCGCTTCCCTATGGTCGTCTGCAAACATTAAACATTCATAGACTTCCATTGGTCTTGCCAGTGGATATTCCTCTTTAAGTAATGTCCCGTCGAACAGAAGTATTAATATTATTAGCGTTTTGCACATTTGCAAACTCCTTTATAAGTTTATACCATAAATTCTTATACTTTGGATTTTTTGTTTTATTCCAAAGAATAGCTAATTCGTCAATCTTCTTTAAATCCAACTTTTGTGCCATGTGCTATTATCTTTTTAATGCCGGGTGTATGCAAATCTATTTTTGCGTAAGGTGCCCATGCTTTACGTATTAAGTTTAGTTCTAATACTAAATTAGACCATTGCTTTTGACTTATATTTTTACTTGTTATTATTAATTGTTTTTCTTTCATGTCCTATATATAGGATATCTAGGGATGTCTGTCAACCCTTTCCTTGGCCTTTATATTTTTTAAAGCTTCTGCGTTTAGATTTATTCATTTTACATTTACTGGGATTTCTACCTATACTTGTTTTATGAAAAATGGGGACATGTGCAACTTTTGCGTAAAGACCTTTAGCTTTAGCCATTATTCAGTCCATTCTTTTACAAATGGTACCCCACCATCTGTACGTGAAGTCATAACGGGTAAATAAGTTATCTTACCATTAACATGTTGCTGTAGATCAGACCCACAATTCATACATCTATATAGTTCAGGAGTTAAACCAACTAACATAGTAAGTTGATCACATGTAGGACATTTACCATTAACTATTTCTGCCTGTATTTTAACCATTATATTTTTTTCTATCGTATGCTTTCTTATTCTTTACCACTTTTTGTTTAAAATGTCTAAGCTGTTTTGCAACAGGATTACGTTTTTTATTGGCTTTTTTCATTCTATTTTTTTTAAGGAAAGCTTTATATTTTTTCTTATTCAAGGATTAATTTTTTAATAGATAAGGATCCATCAATATTTGATTCTAATTCTGCCATAGATTTTATGCATTGGTACTTGACATGTCCATCAGGTTTTGTACCACGCTTTGCGACCCTCTTTCCCTTCAAACACTCAGACATTGAGGGCTGGATACGAGCTTCCTTAATCTCTCCGTTGATTATCATAAGAAGAGCCACTATCATCTCGGTCAATGTGTACCTCCATTTTTATTTGCTCTTACTTTATCTTTTAAATCTTCAACATCAAGTAAAAGCTTCTCAGTTTGTTTTTGAATAAATTGGATATTCACTTTATTGTGCATCATATCC